CCTATACGGTAGTAGCCGCAGTACAGAATAGCATGTTGATTATGTTCTAATATTGGAATTTATATGAAAATCTGTGTTTATGCCATTTCCAAAAACGAGGAAATGTTTGTCGAACGGTTCTGCAAATCCGCAAAAGAAGCGGACCTGATTCTCATTGCTGACACCGGCTCGACCGATAATACCATCACGCTCGCCAAACAAAATGGCGCAGTCGTGCCTGAGATATGCATTACTCCATGGCGTTTCGATGATGCCCGCAATGCTGCCCTGGCTCTGATCCCCAAGGACATCGATGTTTGTGTCAGCCTCGATCTCGACGAGGAACTTCAACCTGGATGGCGTGATGAGATTGAGAGTGTTTGGAAAGATAGCATCACCCGTCTACGTTATGGTTTTGATTGGGGTGCTGGAATCGTCTTTAAATATGAAAAGATACATGCTCGACACGGCTATCGCTGGATACATCCATGTCATGAATATCCAGTGCCTTATCTAATAGATGAGGTCTACGCCGACACAGACATGCTTATGGTGATCCATAGGCCGGACCATACAAAGAGCCGGGGCCAGTATCTCAATCTCTTGGAGATGTCGGTCAAGGAAGACCCCATTGATCCTCGCAATGCCTTCTACTATGCTCGCGAACTCAGCTTCCATAGTCGCTGGCAAGACGCGATTGATGAATGCAACCGCTACCTTGCATTACCAGGCGCAAATTGGCCGAATGAACGATGCTATGCCTATCGTGTGATGTCTCGTTGCTACGATACCTTGGGCGATTGGGACAATGCGATCAAGGCTGCGAGACAAGGGATTATTGAGGCACCTCATACACGCGAGCCATGGTGTGAAATTGCCAAGTTGACATATGCAAGAGGATTGTGGGCTGAGTGTTATGGTGCGGCCATGTCGGCTCTCGCCATCGAACAGCGCGAATGGGTTTATACTGTAGACCCAGAGGTATGGGGCGCATTGCCACATGATTATGCCAGCATAGCAGCATGGAATTTGGGACTTCAGGATGAAGCAATCAAACATGCTAAAATGGCTTTCGCCTTTTCCCCAAATGATGTAAGAATCAAAAGCAATCTCGAACTCATGGATGCTGGGCAAAATGTCAGAACTTCCACATGAAGTTGAAATTGCACTTCTTCAAAAAGAACTGACTCTTTTGAAAGATGAAGTACATAGCCTTTCTAGGGAAGTTTCTGGTTTGGTTGATGCATGGAAAACAGCATCTGGTGTAGTTGCGTTTGTGAAATGGCTGGCTGGTGCTGTAACTGCAATTGCTATTTTATGGACAGTGGCAAAAATAAAAATCGGCTCAAATTAGGGATTTTTATGTGTCTGCATCGAAATTATCAGAAGAGATTCTTCGACAAAGCGTAGAAACTTTAGAAAAGCATGGAAATAATATGTCTTTGGCGGCAAACGCTCTAGGCATTCCAAGAAGTACATTACAATCCAGAATAGCATCTGCAAAATTGCAGAAAAATAATCCTCCAATTGTTCCAAAATCTGATCCTTTGCCTGACCCAGATTTGCCAATTGAATCTATTGTAGCGCATAGAAAAGCAGTCTTTGAGCGCCGACATGCCCATCATCAAGCAAAGAAATGGCGTAGATACCAAGTCCCAACTAAAGGACCATATGCTTTAATGTTTTTTGGCGATCCACATCTTGATGATGATGGATGTCATTTACCATTATGGGAAAGCCATGTAGATTTATCCTCATCTACTGATCATCTTTATGCAATTAATATTGGAGATTCTACAAACAATTGGGCTGGCAGATTAGCACGATTGTGGGCCGATCAAAATGCATCGGCTGAAACAGCCAGGAAACTGGTGAAGCATTATATTGCAGAGCGCGGTATACCATGGCTTATCTGGCTTTCAGGAAACCACGATATGTGGGATGGTCCAGTAGGTCGAGCGGTCTTTGAGCGACATGCGCCTGAATTTGTGACGCTTGAGGATTGGCAAGCCAAGATCACTTTAGTCAGTCCATGCGGAACAGAAATACGGCTATGGGCTGCACATAACTTCAAGGGCAATTCAATCTGGAATAATCTTCATGGATTGGAGAGAGCCGCACAAATGCAGGATTGGGCGCATTTGTATGTTGCTGGTCATCACCATGATTGTGGTATGCGCCAAGGGGAAAACCCTCATCGCGGTTTTATCTATAATCTGATGCGGGTGCGTGGCTATAAATACATGGATGAATATGCCGATCTTCATGGATTTGGTGAGCATCAATATGGCGCTTCTGGTGTGGCCGTCATAGATCCAAATGGAGACAAGCTAAATAAGGTAACTTGTTTTCTTGATCCGTTTGAGGCTGTGGACTTTCTTCAATTCAAGAGGCGGGGACATGCGGAATAATTTTGAGGCTTGTCTAAAGGAGATTCTGATCCACGAAGGTGGCTTTGTAAATCATCCACAAGACCCAGGCGGCATGACTAATCTTGGTGTGACCAAATCCACCTATGAAGATTGGATCGGCTATCCCGTATCTGAAGCTATCATGCGAAAACTGACACCAGATTTGGTCAAACCTTTATATAAAAGAAAATACTGGGACGTAGTTCACGGTGATGAATTACCCACAGGAATTGATCTGTGTGTTTTTGATTTTGCAGTTAATGCTGGTCCACAGCGCGCCGCCAGATATTTGCAACGAATGGTTGGCGCTCAAGAAGATGGTGTCATTGGGGCCAAAACTCTTTCTCTTCTGACACAATATGTGCGGGCCAGAGGCACTGATTATGGGGTTATGGAATATCAGGACCGGAGGCGCGATTATTACAAGATACTCAAAACATTCAGCACTTTTGGCAAGGGTTGGATTCGGCGAGTAAAAGAAATTGAGAATGTCTCACTTTCTATGGTCAGGAAAAAAATATGAGCATTAAGGATCGCATTCTAGCGTTTGAAAAGATCGCTCTATGCATCATTCGTAAATGGTGGCGACCGATAACATGCATCTGGATTGCCGCGACAATGGCGGTGCATGGGGTAATTTTACCATTAGCGGGCAAGGACACCGATCTTACCGGATTATCTCTATTGGTGACAGCAATCGCTGGTGCATTTGCTGTACGCGAGTGGGGTAAGATCAAAGGCACCGACAACGGTGATTAATCCTATTGCCGCCTACGGTGCAGCAGCCGCACTCCTGATCGGCCTTGCCACCGGCTGGTCAATCCGTGATTGGAAAGCTGATTCTGATAGCCTGGCGGTTATGCAAAAGGTCGAAAAAGAGCGTCAGCAATTACAGAAACGCTACGATGATCTTGCAGCATTATATGAAGAAGATCGCAATGTGGCGGCGACCAACTCAATCACCAGGCAGACAGAACTAAGGACAATCTATCGTGATATACCGATCCGTCATGATTGCGCTGCTCCCGATTCTGCTCGCAGCTTGCTCGAAAACAGTGTCGGTGAAGCCAACGCCCGTGCCACCGGCCAATCTATTGGCACCATGCCCGAAACTGATGGCTCCACCAAATCCACTGATTGATCCAGAAAGAGTATTATGGGAGGAACGCATTATTACTCTTTATGGTGATTGTGCTGCTCGACATCATTCTCTGGTGGAAGCAATTCTATCTTCCAATTAATGGCTTCCTCAATTTTTGAACGATAATCACGATCCCTCTCCATCATATATTCTGCTCGTTTAACGCCATGCAAGATAGTGCTATGATCTCTGCCACCGCACCAACGACCAATTTGGGCAAATGACATTCCTCTTGAATGCAATATCTTATACAAAGCAAATCTTGGTTTGAGCAAAAACCCAAATCTATAATTTCCAAGCAAATCAGATTTGTGAACATCAAACTCTTTGCAAACACCCCTAATAATATCAGGCACTATCATTTAACAATTCCCATCACTTGATTGTGATTATTATATCGTCCCTTGGATGAATAAGATGCTTCACTGGAAACTTGCTGATGCCGGAAAAACACCATCTGACCAATGGCATCACCAGGACGAATGCGAATGCTATGATATTGGCACATATTCTTGAGTTCGAGCGTCAATACCGATCCATGCCAGCCAGCATCGCACCATCCAGCATTCATATGCTCCAGACCTATGCGCGCCATTGATGATTTGAGTTTATATTCAGCACTTAACCAGTTTGGCAGATTAAACACCTCACGACTCTGCGCGAGAATAAAATCTCCAGGTTGTAGAACCCAGCCATCAGCATCCATTTGATGCTCGTTATAAGTGACCGGATCACGCTTTCGAAAATCAATAGTGCGGTGAGTATCTTCATCTTCCCACAGAATCGTATCACCCAAGTGAATGTCGATGCTGGCAGCATTGATGTCCTTTACATCGACTGGCGTAATAATCTCTTGCTCCACAATGCGAAGCAATTCATCATGGCTGAGAAGAGTCATTTAATAAATCCCTGAAAGATTGATGTTAAAATCTCTTTAAGAATATTTATTTCATTTCTGGCTTCTTTTAGATCGGCCTCAAGCAATTTGTTTTCCATTTTTATTGCATCGATGCGCTCGCGCAGTATCTCTTCCGGGTATTTCATTTCAGATGCTCCTCTGCTTCGATGGCTATGGCCCGCATATCGTCGTAACCGTGGCCGTCCTGCTCCCGCAACCATGCCACAATCGCAGCCCGTTCCTGCTCCCTGCCGCGCTGCTCGGCTGCGATGCGGTGCCACGATGCCAGCCCGATAAAGAACGCGCTGTCGAGTGCGATGGTGCTGCCGACTTCCGTGCTTGAATATCGGTCGAACAGCCTTTGCGCGAACTCAACGTCTAACGGGTCCACTTGCTCAACCATTGTCGTCTCCTCTTGCCTTCTTCCACGCCTTCCACGCCTCGGTGTAGCCACAGTCGCATGGTTTTCGTGGCCGGTAGTTGTCGTTGCAGTCCAGCACATGCTCTGCGTAGCCAGCCAGCTTGTTGCCTGCTGCGATCAGGGCTTCGATCTTGTCGGCGGCTTCAAGACAGCGCGGAGCTTCATAGGGTATGTTTATCCGCAACCGCTTCACCAGATCATCCATGTTCGCCTCTCATTTCGTTTGCTCCTTGGTTGTCACGCTGCGGATGAATGCAGCGAGGTCGGCTGGCATCTCGTCCTGCGGCTTGCCCTGCGAAGGCAGGAACCGCTTGAGGTAGCTCTCGGGTATGCGGTTGCCGGTCATGTCAAACATGCCACAAGCGGCAGCAATGCCAGGCCAATGGCAAGTATGATAAATTCTATTAAAAAACGACGAATACTCATTTTTTATTCTCCATCTGCAATCTTAATACTTCTAACTTCAATTCTATGATCCGATTTGCAGCAGAATTGAGTTCCTCTTGAAATATCCAGCCATCTCGCAGAATCTCAATCAACCTTTTATCCTGCTGTTCAATGATCTTATCATGCAATTCAGCAGCGTATTCCTCTGCCCTTTTCATGCGATTACGATAATCTTCTTTGTCAGGATGATCAGTCATCACACACCTCTTCCATGTGAGTGATTTTGACAATCTTCATCTTCACTCCGACTTTTTTTTCGGCTTCACCGCGAGCATCCTTTGCCCTGGCAAGATTGTCGTAAGAGAAAATTCGCGCATCACGCATGGTACGCAATTCGTAGCTAATCCTCATTTCATACTCCATTGGCTATGTGGATAACCTATCCACCTTGATTCACCTGTCAAGCAAAAATTCTTCGACCTGTTCGATGGCATGTTGGCATCCAAAAGCCACAAACACAGTGTTGCCCAACTCCTCCAGGTAATGTTTCCAATCTCGTTGTTCTGGCGACAATCGCCCACCGCGAATCCTTTTCATTTCGATCCACAAATTCCATTCCGGCACAAAAAGATCAGGGACACCACGCAAGACCCCTTCTGACTTCAGTTTTGCCGCAGTGCGCTTGGATCGCGCTCCGCCATTTGGAATGTGGAAAATCCTGACTGTGCGATATTTCCGCCTAAACCACTGAATGAATGCAATCTGCTCTTCCGATTCAGTGGGGATCAAAACGGACATATACGCTCCCAGCAAGGACAAGAATCTTGGCTTAATACGAAATATTCTGGTGGCCGCATATTGAATGTCACGCACTCACCATATGGTGTATAAGCATCACATGTGTGGCAGCATCTAGGTGGGCCAAGCGCCATCCATTGCTCCCATTGCACTAGAAAATCTGGCTTATCAGGACGCTTCATTGCCAATTCCTCTTAACTATACGATTATATTTTCCATCCCTGCGGTATTTTATAATTGCAGGAGGTGATCCATTTTTAAGAGATTCTGCCCAATCTTCTAAATCTGTATTAGGCCGAAATGATACGCCAGATCGACCAGCAATCAATCCTAATTCCTGCATAGATTTTTCGCCAGCATAGCCTGGGTGCAGGATAGCAAAATATTCATTGATAGGTGGATCAGATAGTCCGCCATAATACGTCACCATCAACATCTCTTTTCCGCTGGTGCGGCTAATATGTTTGCGCCAATTCCAACTGGTGATCTGCATCTCTTTGAGATTTAATCCCATAATATCATCATGACGCAAATGCAGATTGGATTCTTTTTGCTCTGGTTCTGGAAATGCCGTTCCACAAGCTGGACAGACTTTGGCGCTAATATGGACCAATTCCCAGCATTTTTCGCAGGACTTGGTAGGAGCCTCACCCTTGCCTTCACCAGGTTTGTTGGGTGGTTGTACAGCTATGATAGGTCCATGTGTTTCAACGACACCGGCAAAGTCGAGTACCAGACAATCGGTCTTGCCTTCAGCAATGCGGCACCCTCGACCAGCCATCTGAACATACAGACTAGGCGACATAGTAGGTCGCAGCATAGCGATCAGATCGATGTTCGGCGCATCAAATCCAGTGGTCAGAACATTGGCATTGGTTAATGCCACTAAATCGCCGGATTTAAAGGCAGACAACAATCTTTCGCGTTCCGCCTTTGGTGTCTCACCAGTGATATATGCCGCTGACGTATAGTTGTTCAGTTCCTGAGCCATTTGGCGAGCATGTTCAATTCCTGTACAGAATATCAGCCATGATTTTCTGTCACCAGCATAAGCCACAATCTCTGCGGCAATCCGGCTGTTATAATCATCCGTATTGACCGCGCGGGCAAGGTCGCCCTCGACATATTCGCCACCGCGCTTTGCTACACCCGTCAAGTCATACTTGACAGTTGTGACCTTGGATCGAAGCGGGGATAGGAATTTATGATAGACCAGTTCCTCTATGGAGGTGGGTTCTATGAGATCGTCAAAGATTGCGGGCTTGTCGGTAATCAGGCCATGTCCTAACCGCCAGGGAGTGGCCGTCAGTCCTATGACACGAATGGCCGGATTAATCGCAATAAGGTCTGCAATCAGGCTACGATAAGACCCTTCGTCCTTGTGGCTCACTAGATGGCATTCATCAATCAGCACTAGATCGAAATGGCCTAACTGTACGGCTTTTGTCCGTATAGACTGTATGCCAGCAAACGTAATAGGTTCGCCCAAATCTTTGCGGCCAATACTGGCAGAGTAGATGCCAAGTGGCACGTTAGGCCAATGATTCCGCAATTTGGCAGCGTTCTGTTCGATCAGTTCCTTTTGATGCGTCAGCATCAAGATGCGCGTCTCAGGCCAATTCTGGAGCGCATCACGACATAGTTCAGCAATGATATGGCTTTTGCCAGACCCAGTGGGTAGCACCAGGCATGGGTGGCCGTCATACTTCGACATCCAATTATAGAGATCAGTGATGGCGCGGCGTTGGTAGGGTCTAAGCACTAATATTCTCCACCATCTGAATACGTTCGCCAATCCAGCGCATGACCGGAACAGCCATGCTGTTGCCTAGCGCCTTGTAACGCGGACCATCAGCCATCGGTTTATTACGATGTGATACTAGCGTGTAGTCATCAGGAAAACCTTGAATGCGTTCGCATTCGACGGGCGTCAGGCGGCGCACAGCAGTTTCAGCAACGTGCATCCGGCTGTTCTTGCTGATTGTGCCGCTAGGTAATCTTGGTTCCGCCTTGCTGCGGTTCGTTGCGCTGATGATCTGGGCAAGGTCGAACGCTACCGCGGCATGTGTTCGCCTTGTCAGCGTGGGATAAGGCCCGCCCACGCTTGGCTGTTGCAACGACATATTGGCTTTAAAACAAACGACATCATCGAACCCGCCTCCGTGAGTAGGGATCAATGTCTCTGTCTCTGCGTCGATCCGGGTCTTGGTCGTCAGGCACCGGGCAAGGGACAAACAATCCCCCCCCCCCGTTGATGTGCTGGTCTTCAAGCCCCTGCTTGTCACCGAATGCGGCGTTCAGTGTC